GTCTACTCGGTAATCGTTCAAATGGTATTAACATCAAACGTGCTACTATCTCTCAAGTAACACCAAATCAAGTCACTAAACATATCAAATACTATGACTTCGCAACGCATCAAGTAGTCAGATAACTATCTCTACAATCTAATAGTTTTCCACAGATGAAAGACTTCATTCAAGGGCAACAAGTTACTTACAATCAGTTCCAAGGTAGAGTAAACTTTATCGGTGATCAGTATATCACCCTTACTATTAGAGAGTGGGATAAATCCCCGCAGGAACAAGTTAACTCCAAATGTAACACTCGACAAGTTAACCTATGTGTATACAGAGAACATTGGAGTGAGATACATTTAGTCCCTCCACAGGTTGTTAACACCTTTTCCACAGATAATGCGGAAATTGTGGAAAACATTAAATAAACTACTATGTGTGTTTAATCCCTCTCTAAATGTCTCCACTAATTGTAGTCTTAGCACGCTTCCTAACAGTTGTCAACCCCCTCTAATCACCTCGGAGATACTCTCATCACCATTGCTAATCATTCCCCTCTGAGGATCATACAGAGGCACTTGACAAACTATCAGAATCATGTTATAATTACCTTGTAGAGGTTCAGAAACAGACCTTGTATCTTTCCCACTTATGCAATACATTATCTACGACAACACAGACACACTCAGAGCATCATTCGTAAGTGTCTACGACCTTGAGAAGTTTATCGATGGCATCAGAAACTCTCGGGGAGATAACTACCCAAATACTCCGAGAATGTCCACCTTTGATTACATCAAGTCTATCGGATGGTTCTGGGAGGTAGTTGACAAATCAGCAGAGGTTGGTGTATAATAGCAGAGGTAATCGGAGGTCCTTTGAGTAACACTTAGCGGCAGTTGTTAAATGTCATTTAGGCAGTTATATTGGCCCCCGTAAATATAAAACAAGCCACTACCCTAACCTACAAAGGTTCCCCAGAGCGAGTTCTATATTATTTCAAAGATTAATTTCATAGGATCTAAAAAAATTTCTGAGGTAAAAAATGGATGCTAAGACCCGTGTAGAACGTCAAGATACTCGTGTATGGGCATTAGAGCAATTGATAAGGTTAGAGGCATTCCTAGACCCTCGTATGTACGGTTGTGCAGACTATTATGCATCATCTTATGCTTCTCATGTATTAGATGATCTATATACACTATGGGTTGAGTGGAAAGAAGATAATCCCACAAATAATCCCCAAGTAATTAATCGTATGTAAGTTATGTCCCATAGATTCACAACCAGATTAGAAGAAGATGATTTCGGTGATTTAATTCTCACTGTACCATATGAAGCATGTGAAGAATTGGGATGGGATGTAGGAACAGAATTGGAGTATGATATCACTGAAGATGGTACAGCATTCACACTAAGGAAAGCAAAGGATGACGAATGAGCAACAAGGGATCACTGAGCAACAGGTTGCAGATGCTATCAATGTAATCAATGACTGCTTAGGTAAAATCATCAAACGTATTGAGGAAGTCGAGAAGTATGTGAGCGAGATACCCACACCAGACAAGACTTACTACAAACCAGAAGGGTATGATGATTATATGAATTTAAAAGAGAACTTTGATGAAGTTTATAAAAGAATAGGGGAGTTAGAAAATGGCAGGGTGTAAATTTAGCGAGGAAGAGGACCAAGGACCATGTGGGGGTGGTTTTGCTATTAATGAGGAGCATTGTTATTATTATACACCACCCGCACCAGGAGGATGTTCAGTTGAGTTTATTGAATATCCCGAAGCAGTTATAAGATCATCAGGCGAAGCTTATAACTTACCGAAGCGTCGTAGTGATGCTGTCATGTATCCATTCACTGCTGTGTCATATGGTCCCGAAGGACCAGGTGCTGCACATTGTGGAAAGGTAACAAAACCTGACAATTGCACTACTATTTTCGGTGGATTTGGGGATTCTTTTGATGTATCTGAAATATTTTTAGATTACACTCCGACTGAATTATCATTTGATTATGGATATTCCGATACGTGGTTTGCATATGTGTATGATACTAGTGATGATGCAGGTCATTTAGGTACAGCATGTTATCATATTGAGGAAATGGATGAAGATAGTACTACCACTACCTCGACGACAACCACAGATCCTACTACAGGACTTGATTCAACAACTTCTTCAAGTGCAAGTACACCAGCAGCAAGTACAAGGTGTATTCCCTGTGCAGCATTCAATTGTAGTACTGCCAATACATCTTTAAGTTATACAGCAACTGAAGATCTAACAGGCGATCCTGATTGCCCCCACCCCACATTGTTTGGATTTGGCACAGATTCAAATAAGATTGCATTTACTTACGATTCATTATCCACACAAGTACCAGATGGTATTATAGGTTTTGAGGTAAGTTTTGATGGGACGACCTATGTAAATGCATGGGATGCCACAAACAATGCAGGTATAGCATATACATCATCACAAAGTCCATGGCAAGGAGAAACTGCTGTTGGAGAGGAAGATGGTGATGAAGGATTTAGTGATTTTGAAGTTTATAATCTCAATGATGGTGTAAATGCTTTTGACTTTAGAGTTAAGTTTAGTATCGAACCCATATATGACGATTCTGGCGCGACCACAGTGTTCTCAGGCACTCGGTGGATCCCAACAGAGATTCTAAACAATGGAACAGGATGGTCTATTGGAGATGTAATACCAATTACCTTTCAGCATCGTCTACCAGATAATACTTTAACAACCTTAACACTCAATATTAGGGTGACTGCAGTTGGAAATATACCTTCTCAACAAGAAGTACCTGGTTTTGATCTATTAAGACCCAATGATACTATCAATGGTCATAAAATTACGCGCACTTTTCATACTGAGATAGGAGAATTTCCGTATCATATCATCTATTTGGACGGTAGTGGTTCTGATTTTGTTAAAGACACGCAATATACCAGTAATAGAGCACATATTATCACTGCTGTAGCAGGATATGGTATCAAAGATCGCGCAATTTTAGTAGGATTGTATGAATTTTTGGATAAATCTATTCAATTTTTGACGGGCGACGTAAATAAAGACGCATCTGACGTGTTTGGTGACATTAAAACACCTCGAGCATTCATTACTGTGAATGAAAATGGTGGAATTAGCGATATTAATATTTCTGCAGGCGCATATTCACTGGATACTGGTAGTTTTTTCTCTCTGAATGACGGACAACCTCTTAGTGGTTACTCAAGTGGTGATAATGTTGCTACTAGTGGCGGAAATGGTAGTGGTCTTACCGTTGATATTGATACATCAGTGGTGTTTGATGAAAATGCCTCAGAAATTGCTGATATAGTTGATGCTGTTCGTATTAATACTCCAGGATCTGGGTATCAAAACGGAGATATTGTTACAATTTCTGGTGGTGGGGCAAAAATTGCAATTTCAGAGGTTACATCTGGTGGCGAAAACTTAAATTTAATGAAGGAATTGCCTGATATAGGAATTGGTGCTCCTACTGATAATAATACGGCATTTTCAAAGAAAGGTGAGGATGATGGTAATCCAGATTTTAAGTTAATCTTAACAACAGAAAAATTAAAGTTTAAAATTTTAACTAAAGATGATGGGAAGGTAGATGCCCAACCAATTGATCAAACTGATGGTGGAGATAATCAACCTGCTAAAATTTCAACAACTATTGCTGGCGGTAAGGTAACAAACATTACAATTACCAATCCTGGTAGAGGATATACTAATCTTAGTAGACCTGAGATTATTATTAACAATTTTGCAGAATTCAAAAGAGAGACAATTGGTAATGATTCCTATCGCGACGATTACGACGAAGAGACTAGAGACATTTTTTCTAAAATGCCTGAAAGTAGACAAAATTCTTCAGATGAAGGGTATACAGCCGTAACTGAAGACTTATTCAAAGGTCTTAATTTATCTTTTGATGCAGTACCATCAGAACGTGAAATTATTAGTGCAGAACCAGTCATTGATATAAAAATGGATCCTGATAGAGAAAGTATACGTCAAAAATCACAGCAAAAATATACATCAGATGTTACAGATCCTTTGAAGCAACTTATAACACCTAACTATGACGTAGGTTATCTTGACAATGTTGAATTGGATGGGGGATATATTATAGATCCTGCGCTTCCACCATTGCCCTTTGATATCAAAGGTGTTATTAGAGATGATTTACCTAGAACTCAAAAAACTGTGAGTGATAATATCGATGATGTTACGCAAGAAGTATATCCCGATTATCGTGTAGATAACGAAACTAAAGTAGAGAGTTGTGCAGGAAGTTTTACTAATTTACCAGTTGCTTCAAAGTTTACTAAATATATCGTTAGACAATTTCGTCCAGATCCAACTGATGTAACAGAAATTTCTGTAAAATTAAGTTGTACACCACAGGATATTGGTTGCGCTCATTTTGCATGTCCTCCACCATTTCTTACTCCAAATAGTAGTACAACTACTTCGACTTCAGATGAAGCTACTGGTTCTACCGAAAGTACTACTGTAACCAGAACTTATACAATGTCACCTCTTATGGGACCAGGATGCCAGGAGTGGACTGCAGAAGGAAAGATCACAATGTGGCACGATTTGACTAGAGCAGCTCAAACAGTCGTCAGAGCTGCTAAAGAATACGGGAATCCATTTGCAGATTAATTATGGCAGCAGGAGCAGCAGGACTTTATCAGGGACCTTGTAGTGGTCATGGAACGGGAAGTGGGTCTACACACCATGCAGGACTAGGTGGATCTGTATTACCTGGTTGTACGATGCCACCTCTAGACCCAAAAATCGTTCCTAAGACAGTGATGCTTATGAACGCAACTACACTGTGGCCACCTTTACTGCAAGCACCAGCAACTCCCTTAGGAGCAGCAAGAAATGTGTTTATCAATAAAATTATACCTATCGTAGATCAGGATATATTAACACCACATCCGACTCCAACTACGCATCAAGCGTGCTATACAGGTATCCCAAAAGGATGTCCCCCAGGTTGCGTGACAAATCCTGCTTTTTGGTGTACAATAGGCGTGGTAGCTGGACGTGAACCTGCTGTAGGACACTCTAGAAAGCACTTTGCAACTCAAAAGTCTGTATTCATTAATATGAAACGAGCATCTGTGTTTGGCGATCCTCTAGGGGATTTCAGTCCAGCTTTCCCTTGTTGTTCAGTAGTAACTGGGGCAAGTATCAACGTATTCATTGGAATGGCAACTGGAGGAATTTAATTAATGGCAAAAGTTAGAAGATCGCTCACTGGCGATAACATGATCGAGAGTCAACCCAAAAAAACTCGTCAGGGTACTGGGCAGCATACTAAGTATGCCTCTACAAGTAGAAATAACGCTAAAAAGCGTTATCGTGGACAAGGGCGATAAATATATTAGTATGAAGTACTGTCAGAGAGATGGCGTTAAAGTCAATAGGTGGAAACACCTTTAAAAAATCTAGAAGTTTTAAAGATGTTGCAGTCAACTTTTCTAAAAATCCTTTTACTGATGATCTCTCTGTGGTAAATAATGATAACTCAATCAAACAGGCAGTTAAAAATTTAATTTTAACTAGTCCTGGAGAAAAACCATTTCAACCCTTAGTGGGATCAGCAGTAAATCGTCTTTTGTTCGAACCTTTAGATGCTTTTACTGCTGATGCAATTGAGGATGAAATTCGTACTACTATAAACCAATATGAACCTAGAGTAGCACTCACAGAAGTGATTGTTGATCCAGTTTTTGATAGTAATAGATTAAATGTAACAATTGAATATCAAATCGTTGGTTTGCCTATTGTTGAAACGATAGAATTTGTTTTACAGAGACCCGAATAATGCAACCAAACAATTTAACAGCATTAGATTTCGATGACATTAGATCCTCGATTAAGTCATATTTAAGGACTCGTGACGAATTTACTGACTACGACTTTGATGGTTCATCATTGTCGTATCTTATTGATCTATTAGCGTATAATACATACTACACTTCATTTAATGCTAATATGGCATTAAATGAATCTTTCCTATCTTCAGCAACAGTAAGAGACAATGTTGTCAATATTGCTAAGTTATTGAATTATGTCCCTAGATCTATTAGGGCATCAAAAGCAATTGTTAGTTTTAAAGTAAAAACTACACAGTTAGAAGGTTCATATCCACAGTCAGTAACTTTAAGGAAGGGTCCTGTAGCTACAGGATGTAATTATATTTGGAATACATTAACTGCAGTTACAGTTAACGTAGATCCTATTTCAGGAGAAGCAGATTTTTGTAATATTCCGATCTATGAGGGAACTATAGTTAAATTTTCTTATATTGTTAACACGTTTGCAAAACAAATATATAAGGTCCCTTCTGAGGATGTTGATACTAGTACTTTAGCAGTTCAGGTAAAACCAAACGAATCATCTACTCAATTTGATATTTACACTCGTGCAACAACTGTTTCTACTGTAACCCCCACAACTCGAGCATATTTCTTATCTGAATCAGAAGATATGAGATATGAGATTAGATTTGGTGATGATAGTGTTGGTAGAGCAGTAAAAGACGGTGAGGTTATCGAACTTGAATATCTTGTTACTGCTGGAAAAGAAGCAAATGAATGTGGTAAGTTTGGTTTTATTGGAAAACTTATAGACAGTAATGGTCAGAATTTTGCCAGCGCAATGATTAATGTTGTTACTAGAGCAAAATCTTTAGAAGGTGACTCTGCAGAAACAATTGAATCTATTAAGTATAATGCTCCTAGGTACTATTCAACTCAATATAGAGCAGTGACTGCTCAGGATTATGCTATCTTAGCAAAAAATCTTTATGCAAATGCAGACTCTGTTGTTGCATATGGCGGAGATTCACTCAATCCTCCAGTATATGGAAAGGTGTATATTGTTATAAAAACAAAAACAGGTTCATTATTGAATGATGCAACAAAGAAAGAAATTTCAGGTCTTCTAAGACCATATGCAATGGCATCTATAGATCCAATTATTATTGATCCTGAAGACATTTACATCGTTCCAAAAATCTTTGCATTGTATGATACAGGTTGTGGATCAAATCCTTCAGAAATCAAATCTGATGTTAGTGATGCCGTAATTAATTGGGCAACTCAGACCGAGATTAATAACTTCAATTCTACCTTTAGAGCACAATCACTTGAAAAAGCAATTACACTTGCCAATAAGTGTATTACCGACGTTTCACTTCAAACAACTATTCTAAGGTATATCGAACCATCTTTAACAGACGAATCTAATACTTATTGTATTTCTACAGGATCTCCACTCTATAATAGTGGTCCTAGTCTTGATACTTCTACAGGTGGTGATAATCAATGTAAGAAGGAACCTGTAGTAGTATCAGGAACCTTTAGAACTGCTGATAGACCTGGTGTTGATCAACAATTTGAAGATGATGGATTCGGCAATCTGCTAATGTTCTATAATACAGGAACTCGTAAAATTTATACAGATACAAATGCAGGAACTGTTAATTATGAAACTGGAGAAGTTTGTTTTGGTCCAGTTAATATAATTTGGACTGGTGATGGTGGCGGTTTCCCACCAGATGCAGTTATTATTACTAATGTTAGTACTGGAATTGGTACTGTTGTTGACTTCCCTCTAATTGCAGAAACAGCAGGCGGTGGTGGTGATGCAGGCGGTACTGGTTTTGCTGATGGTGGAATTAAAATACCTATCATATTCATTCCTGCTAACAATTCTACAATTCCGTCAGCTTCTCCTGGAACTATCATTAATATTGTAAGTCCACCAATTACAATTTCTCCTGTAGGCACTCCAACGCCTGCCACTGTCCCACTAAATAGTTTGACGCCAACGGACTTCAATGTTAAACCCCCAGTGCTTGACATTCCTAATATATCAAATCAAGGTTCAATCAACGACACAAGTTGCTTCTAAAGTTAGATGAATACAAATAAGGTCTCCCAGTCGATTGCTACTCAGTCTCCTGAGTTCCTAAAAACAGATTACCCACTGTTTAATAAATTTATTGAGTACTATTATAGATCTCAAGAAAAAACTGGATTGGGTCAAAATATTGTTAATAACTTTTTGCAATATCTTGATATTGACAAATTGGATATTAGTATCTTAGGTGGTGCTACAAAAATTGTAGAACCTATTACTAAAACAACTGACACCATTGTTGTTGAGAGTGTTGATAGTTTTATTGATACAAACGGATCAATTCTTATTGGCGATGAGGTAATCTACTATGAAAAAAGTACAACCTCTCCTAATATTGCATTAAGTCCTGGTATTTCTTATGATCAAGTCAGGTTAAAGTGGACTGGACTTGCTCAACTTATCGATTCATTTGATGGAACAACTCGTTCTTTTCCACTAACATCACAGTCTTCTCCTGTTAGTAGTCCATCTGCACAACATTTAATTGTTAGTGTTTATGGAGAAGTTTTAATTCCTACTGTGGATTATGTTATTGAAGGGACAAATATTGTATTTACAACTGCACCTAGAGTAAGAACTGCAGGTGATGATAATGTTAATACATTTATTACATTCCTTAGTGGTTTTGTTGAGAATTCAATTGTTGATACTGACGATATTTCGGGTTCATTTGGTGAAAATAAGACAGAATTTAAAATTACTAGGAATGGTGTATCTTATGAACCAATTGCAGATGAATATATTCTAGCGGTATATGATAATAAACTTCTTGAACCAAAAAAAGATTTCTTCATTGATGGAGATATTTTCATTTTTAATGAAGCACCTTTAAACGGCAGATTACTTTCTTTATATTCAATTGAAGCACCTATTCCCGATTTTGGTAGTGGTGCAGTTGGATATGCTCGTATTAGTGATACTGGTACTCTTACTGGAATCAATATTAATCAAACTGGATCTGGATATCAATATAAGTATCCTCCAAAAGTTTCAATCAATAGTTTGAACGGTAGAGGTGCTGCAGCATCTGCACTTGTAAATGGTATTAAGTCTGTAAGTCTACTTGATGGTGGTAGAGGATATAGTGATACTAATCCTCCAGAAGTCGTAATTCAAGCACCAACTACCACAGATTCACAAAGTGCTGAAATTAAAGCAGTAGTTGAAAATGGTTCTATAACCAGTCTTGAAATTGAAAATTCTGGAAGTGGATATACTTTTATCCCTCGAGTTTCATTCAAACAACCTGGCGGGGCAAAGATTGCTCCAGTAACCATGTCCAACGGTAGTATTAGTGGAGGAGTTACTGTTTCTGAAGGTGGTTCTGGATACACCACAGTGCCTCTAATCTATGTTGATGAACCAGTGGGTGAGAATGGTATTAAAGCGGTCTTACAGGCGGTTTTAACCGATGGTGTGGTTACATCTGTTAATGTTTTGAATGCTGGTCAAGGATACCTTACAACTCCTAGAATTGCTGTAATCAATCCAACTGGAGCTCAAGTTCTAGAAACTTTAGTTGACAGTGATGGAAGAGTTGTATCTGTTGAACTTTTAAGTGGTGGTGTTGGGTATGAAGATGTTCCCTCTGTTTATATTGTTGATAACAGAACAGATGCCAGTGGAACTGGAGCAACAGCAACAGCATCGGTCTTTAATGGACAAATTACTGACATCAATATCACTAATTTTGGTTCTGGATATTCTGCAGTAAATCCTCCTACAATTATTATTCAAGATCCTCCTCAATCTAAAGCATCTGTTGAGATTGGATTGAATCAAATTACTGGTTTCTCTATTTCTAAAGTTGGATCTGGATATGATAAAGCACAATTTTTAGGATGTGCTAGAGCGGCAAGTGGTATTGTTAATTATACCGAAGTTGGTAATGCTGTATTTTCTAATAATACAGTTGCAGCAACTGCAGAAATTGATACTGAAGTAAAATGTCTAGACGCATTATTTGTCAAAAGATTACTTGACAAATATATTGATCAATTCCTTCCCGATGTTCCTACACTCGATTATACTAAAATTGATGTAAGAAATGCAATTAAGTCTGTAAAAGATTTTTATTCCACTAAAGGTACATCTTTCAGTATATCCTATCTGTTTAAACTTCTTTATGGTGAAGAAGTTTCTGTTTCCTATCCTAAGGATCAAATCATCAAACCATCTGATGCCACTTGGTCTATTGATACGATTCTTCGCGCTACATTAGTTAGTGGAGATCCTGAAAATATTAAAGATGGATTATTAACACAAGATAATAATATTGCAGATCCTAATATTTCAGTAGCAACTGCTCTAATTGAAAATTTCATTTCTATTAAAACATCTAATGTAGAACTTTTTGAACTTGTTCTTTCTGAAGAAACTATTCAAGGTAACTTTGTAGTTCCTTATAAGACGAAACTTGGTGAACCTCTTAATACTACAGATAGTATTATTACTGTAGACTCTACTATTGGTTGGCCAGAAAGAAATGGTGAATTTTTAATTGGAAACTCTGAGTTAATTCAATATAAAGAGAAGTCTCTAAACCAATTTATTGAGTGTACTCGTTCTGTAAACGGTGTTGTTGAAGACTGGGATGCTGCTACAGAAGTAAACTCAAATCTTATTGTATACGTTAATAAAGGAACATCTCTTGAAGTTGTTCTTAAAGTAGTTGGTATTGTTGATGCTCAAGAAACAACGTTAACAGATACTGGATCTTACTATCTTTCTGGAGATAAACTATCGGTATCTAAACTTGGAGGAACTTCCAACAAACCAGAATTAACAACCTGGTTGTATAATGTTAAGAAACTATTACAAGTTGATACTATCACCTATGGTGGTATTAATAACACATTTGCAACAGTCACTTGTTCTAATAACCATGGTCTTTTGGTTGGGGATCAAGTTACTATTTACGGTGCGAATCCAATTGTTTATAACGGAACATTTGAAGTAACATCGAGAGATACTGAATCTGTTTTCCAATATCAATTGCCACAACCAGCAGAAGTAGTACCTCAGGGTAATATATTAGTCTCTGTTGACCTTAATAAAGGAAAATCTGATAATAGTGCAGTTTTTAATTCTATTGGTCCTTATACCACTAATATTCAGAATTCATTTTTCAATGATAATTATGCATATGTTGCATCTACTGGTATTCCAAATTATAAGATCGGACCCTTCCCAGGATCTGCTCTTTTACCTGGAAACCAACGTAAACTGAATAGATTTCCATTAGTACCCTCTACAATTTCAATTAAGAATGCTATTTCACCTGGTCCTATTGGAACTTGGATTAATGGAACATCAGTTTGGTCATATAAGTCAGATATCACAAAAACTTTTGGACCAGTCACTTCAATCAATATCACAGATGCAGGATCTTCATATGATGCGGCATTCCCTCCAGTTATCACTATTTCTGGTGGTGGAGGAACAGATGCTACTGCAGCAGTAACTGTAAATGGTTCTATTACTGAAATTGTTGTAGATAATGGTGGATCTGGATATACTTCCTCACCACTTGTCTCTATTGTTGGTGGTAATGGATCTGGTGCTGCAGCAACTGCTATTGTTACTAAAGGTGTTGTTTCTAGTATCCTTATGAATACTAGTGGTACTGGATATACCTCTCAACCATCTATTACTATTGTTGGTGGTGGTGGCACTGGCGCTACAGCAACTGCTTCCGTTAGAGGTGCAATTCAGTCTATTGCAGTAACTGATGGAGGTGCTTCATATACTTCTAAACCATCAGTTACATTGAGTTCTGGAACTGGTGCAGTTGCTCAAGCTATTGTAAGTAATGGTAGAATTATTTCTATTGCAATTATTTCTGCAGGTGTCGGATATACTACAGCACCAGAAGTAACCATTCAAGGTGATGGTTTTGGTTCAGTTGCCCGTGCTACTATCGATACTGATGGTGAAAATGCTGGTAGGGTTACTAATATTGAAATCCTCAATAGAGGCATCAATTATGTTCAAGGAACAACTATTATCAATCTGACATCAGTTGGTACTGGAGCAACCTTTAGTCCAAATATTTTTGAGTGGACTTATAATTTACAAGAGACTACAACTGTTGATGAGTCTAAAGGTTCGGTATTTGCTGGTTTTAATAATCAATATGGGGGAGAATATGCTCATATTTCCAACCCTCAAAAATTAAGATATATTCTTGGTGATAATCTATTTGAAAGTATCACTGGTGCTATCTTAGAGCAAGAAACTCAATTAGAACACTCGCCAATTATAGGTTGGGCATTTGATGGCAATCCCATTTATGGTCCTTATGGTTACTCAGATCCTACGGATCAGTCTTCGAATACTACTCGTTTGAATAGTTCATATCGATTAAAAACTAACCTAGTCTATGATGGGGTTTCAAATCCATATCCTGTTAGAACTGCTGGTCCTTTGCTTACCGAAGAAGTTGCAGGAAAATTTGTTGAAGACTATGAATATGCATTTGGTCTTGGAGATCTAGATCAATACAATGGTCGTTTCTGTAAAACTCCTGATTTTCCAGAGGGTAGATATTGCTACTTTACTACAGTTGATACTACCGAAGCAGGTAATCCAATATTCCCTTATGTTATTGGTCCAAGTTTTAATTCTATTGTAGACTCTTGGAATTTGAATAAGGATGCAATCCAACAGAATATCCCAACAGGAGTTGTAAGATATCGTGATCCTTATGAGAATGTTGACATTGATGTTGAACGTGCTCCTAATGCATCGACAAATGCTTTAACTACAGAAGGTGGTGATATTATCCTGTTTGAAGTAGAAGATGAGAATAGAGATGGTATTATTAGTCAAGATGAAACTGACGATCCAGATCAACTCTTTGAGGAATCTCCTTTACAGTTATTTGATTATTTCCCATCGGTAAGATTTGATTCTAAAGTTGATATTGAAGTTGAAACTACCACCAAGTTTGAAGATGCATCCGTAACTGGATTCATTATTGAAGATGCTGGTAAAAATTATCAAGTTGATGATATTTTAACTTTTGATAATACTGATACTGATGGAATTGGTGCATCTGCTAGAGTTTCTAGAATTAAGGGTGAATCTATATCTTCTTATAATTTTGAAGTAGTTGAAGACAAATTCTATGGTGTACTAACAACTACTAATCCTCATAATCTTGTTATTGAAGATACTGTTTATGTGGATTATACACCGATCATGGATAACACAAACAAACAGTTTGTTGTTAGACAATTAAAAGGTGTTGAAGAACTTATTATTGAACAAAATGGATCTGGGTATGATGTTGATATTCCCCCAACGATCATTATTGATGGTGACGGCGATTCTGCAGAATTACAAGCAATTGTAAGTTCGGTTGGATCTATTGATACTGTCAATATTATTAATTCTGGTTCTGGATATGTTAATAACCCTCGTATCATTTTATCTCACCCTCAAGTTTTTAAAAAGGCAAATTATTATCTTTCCGTAATTGAAAATGAAAATTATGTAAAAGTTAATGATGTATTTGTTAATGATGATAAAGAGGTTTTCTTCTGTGGTAAAACTCTTGATAATAATAGTAACGAGGTTGCATTTGTCTCCAAGTTCTCTGAACTAGGTGTTAAAGAATGGGAAAAAACTCTTGAAAGTCAAGATGGAGAAACATATACAGAGTTTGTAAAACTAGATGTTAATGGAGATTTTATTTGGGTAGTTGGTCAAAATAAACCAAATTCTTCACTTCTTGCTGCATATAATCCTGATATTATCTTAGCAAAATATACACAAGCAATTGATGGATTAAGTGCTACCTTAAACTTCCAGAAAGGATATGCTGGTATTTCTGGTGCTACAAGATCTGATAATATCACTACTATCAAGAGATATTCAGATTCTCGTTATATTATCGGTGGTTTTACCAATACAAACTCTGCTAATCCACAAGATGCTTTTATTGCATCTGTAGATGCATCTGGTACGTTTGCTGCAAAGAGAAAACTTGCATCGGTTAATGGATCTGAAAAGATTACCGATCTTATTGTTTTGGATGATGCAGTATACTTTGTCATGGAGACTTCTCCCACTGAGGGATCTTCTGATGTTAAAGTATCTTTTGGTAAAGTTCTTATTGGAACTTCTGTAATTACTGTTGAATGGATTAAGGAGATTAATAATGTTACATATTCATTTGGAGATACTAGTTTAATTGTTGATGAGTTTAATGAGTTTTATATCACTTCAACGTTAGCACTCAAGTCCAATACTACTATAAAGGATAGTTTCTGGATTGGAAAACTTGATACTAATGGAGATCTCCTTTGGAACTATCGATATATTGCTCCTGTAGGAAATAATATTGAACTTGCTTCTAGAAGTAGTATTGATATTTTTGGAGATCTTAATATTGCGTATACAAGTACTAATAGTACAAGTGGACTAAAAACTGTTGATACTGCAAAAATTGGATATAATGGTATTCTCAAGAAACATACTAATAGTGAATTTAATGCAAATAACATTGAAGGTATCACAGTTAATGCCATCACCGTAGATAATTCTGGTGATGTCTATGCATTTGGTCAAACTCAATGGAATAGAAATGAGTTTGTATTACCATTTACTACTGGTGCAACACAAGCAACTGATATTACAGGTCACTACACACCTTCAATTGTTGAAACAGGGGATTCTGTAAGATTTTTAGCAGATTATGCATTCATTCAAGGATATCAAACTGCATCTCCATCTAGTTGGGAAAATGCCACAGTAAAAATTCTTGGATCTGAACTTGGAACAAAACTGAATGATGATTGGACTCTTGAGTTCATGATCTATAAAAATGGATCTGAATATCAGTCCTTCAGTCAAACACAATATACTTTGGTTAGTATTGGTGATGCTACTGATGCTACAGGTGGTCTCTGGTTATATTATGATGAAAGTAGTGGCAGACTAGAGTTAGTTGTTACTAATGACACCACGTCAATTAATTCTGCAGGAGGAGCAATACAGTCTACTCAGACAACAATGTATGCTGATAACTCTTGGCAATTTATTGGTATTAAGAAAGAAGGTAATGTATTTAAGGTATATGTAAATAGTACCGAAATTCTAACTGGAACTATCTCAGATACTATTTTTACCAACAAAGATATTCATTTTGGTAATATTCCTGGTAGATCTACAACAACTGGTCAATTCCGTTCTAACGAGCAGTTCCAAGGATATATTGATACGGTCAGACTTAAAAATAGAGCTGTTGCGCCTACAGTTCCTTCTGATGTAACTACCATCCCTCCTGTAGGAGCATATGCTCTTGCATTGGATTGGGCAGATGATGCTTGGTTTGCTACTAACACAAGTCGCTATGATTATATCGATTATATTGGTTGGGGATTAAAAGTAGACAAAGACTCTGATACTGATAGACTTGGCGACAAAGGAATTCTAAGCACTACAAATATTGGACTAGTCAGAACTGCAATAACTCCAGTAACTGGAGTTAGTATGACTGTTTCCTCTACTGGATTTGCTCTTGGAACTTCTGGATTCCAAGGATTGGATTTTGAAGATGCTACAACTACGATGCAGGAAGGAACTGAAACGTTAACATACAGTTCTGATATCTGGAGTTCCAGAACAGCAACCGTTCCTTCTCCTGGATCTAAAAAACTTAAAGTATCTGCAGTTGTAAAAGATCGTTACTATATGAAAGTAACGGATACTGTTAAAATTGATAATATTCAAGAATTATCACTTAATCAAGATTTTCAAATTACTTTAGGATCTAAACTTGTATTGAATACAGATGCAGGATCGTTTATTAATAGTGGTTATGTTATTAAAACTGATACCACTAATAATAAAGTTTATGTTGCTGTAAATAATAATTCTTGGAGTGATGATCTTAATACAGGTTTATTGTCAACCGAACAATTTGATGAGAAAGATACTTATGGTATTATTGGAACAACTCCAAGTGATGTAAATGTAATTGAAAGATATGTATTTGGCGATATAGTCAATACTACTCCTGGTACTTTTGATATAGACTTGGATGATTATAATCTAGATGGTACTGGTTATAATGCGGGTGGTGGACAAAATCTAGATTCATTTGCAAAATTCAAACCATTTGGTGCTGATATTTACAGTGTACAAATTGTAGAAGTTTCTGGCAGCACTTCGTTTATTCCTGGATCAGTTGTAAGTATTACAGCATCTGATATTAGCTTCAATACTGCTAAAACTACTGCTCAAATTACTAATTTAACAGGTGTCACTAAAATTACTTTAGTTGCTACCTTAGATAAGGTATTGCAAGCAACAAGTGTTGTTAATACTGATGAAGTTTACATCATCACATCTTCTAGACATTATCTTGATGTTGGTCATAATATTTTAGTTGATGGCAATCCTTCTCAAACTGCTGGTGGAACTGTATACGATGAATATGATGGTTCTTTTACTGTTGATACTGTTGTAAGCGATAGAGAATTCGTTTACAAACTTCCTGCTGCTGCTCAAACCGATCCAGCACCAAATGCAGCAAATGTTAGCATTTTCAGTAAATCTCCTGTCTTAAAAATGTATTATGGTCATCAGTATCTGTTTGATCTAAGTCACTCATCGATGCTTGGTGCAAACCTGTCTTTCTCTAAAGATAATTTGTATAAACTTGAATATTCATTCAATTCTATTGAACGTATTGGTACTCCTGGTATCACTGGAGAAGGTCAACCAACTCCTACAGTTAAGTTTAAAGTTGGTCAGGATACTGTTACTAATATCTCTTACTACTTTGATCCATCTAGAACGGGTGCAGATACACCTGTAGACCCCTCTAGTTATCTGGATATTGTTGATTCTCCATATGTTGGAACATTTACTATTAGTGAGGTTACTGGAGCAACAATTACAGTTGGTGCAAAAACTATGAAATTCCCTCTGTCTAATGAACCAGAAGGAGTTGCTACCATTACGAACACCAATTACATGACAAGTTCGAAAAAAGGTGTTGGTAGTATAGGTCAAATTAGATTAGTTAACTCTGGTGGATTTTATTCTAGATTGCCTATTGTAACAGGTATTGAGTCTTCTAGAAAAATTGAAAGAGCAGAGATCTCTGAACCTGGTACTGAATATCAGGTTGGGACATATAACAGTGTTCCTATCAGTGGTGATGGTGAAGGTGGATTGGTAACAATTGTAGTCGCTAATGGACAAACTGATGAAGGTGTTACTATTCCTGGTCAAATTCAACAGGTAACAATTACATCTCCTGGTAAGGGATACACTACTGCATTTATTGATATTGAATCCATTGATGGAATTCTTGGAGCTGGACTGACTGGATCTGGTGCTGCAATCAACGTTGTTATCCCTCCATTTGGAACTGGTGCAGTAATCTTCACTAAAGGTACAAATGTTGGTAAGATTAAAAAACTTAAGAATAATAACTTTGGTTATGATTATCCACATGACTATACGTTGCGCCCTGAAATCACTTTCCCAATCAACGCGCAATTAACATCTACTAGTATTCTGGATAGTATCACAGTTACTGATCCTGGTTCTGGTTACTCGCAAGCACCTGCTATCATTATTACTGGTGGTGGTGGATCTGGTGCTATTGCCGAAGCAAGTATTAGAAATGGAAGAATTGAGCAAATACTTATTAAAGATCCTGGTGCTGGTTATTCTTCTGCACCAACAGTATCTTTGAAATCTTCTTTCAACTATGTTGTAAACCTTGATTTGGGACTACTCCAATTTGCATTCCCACATGGAATTGTAAATGGTTCTGCAGTTACTCTTAATGTAGTTGATACTGGTGATGGTATAGAATTCCCACTCGCTTCTGGTGCTGTTGGTAGACTTAATGGAAACACTACTTATTATGCAATTACTGGTACAGCAAATTCCCTTGATGGAGATCAACTGAAACTTGCTATCACACCAGCTAACGCTGAATTGGGTGATGCTATTACATTTGCTAATGCTGGAACGGGTAGACAGCAAGTATTGACAGAATCGTTTGGTGCAGCTGCAGAAGCAAATGTTATTACCTCGACCTTCTTAGAAGGTGAAATGGTTTACCAAGGAGATAGTTTAGAAAATGCAACTGCTACTGGATTTGTTTCTACAAACCAAGGTTGGCAAGTTGGACCTAGAATTTTAAAAGTCGTTGACTACACGGGAGTTTTCTCAGAAAATCAAAAAGTTACTGGTGTAATTTCTAAGTCCTCTGGTGTTATTAGCGATCTTAATATTGCTAAAGGTGTTCTAGAGATTGGACCTATTACCAAGACAACGGGTCAATTCATTGATGATGTTGGAAAACCTTCTGAGATTATTCAAAAAATTCAAGACTCTTACTATTATCAAGATTTCTCATATGCAGTTAAGTCCTCGGTTTCTATTGATGATTGGAAAGATATTCTAATTAAAAATGTTCACCCTGCATCATTTAAGGTTTTTGGTGAACTTAATTTGGGAGAGTATGGGTATACCGCAAATAGAGAAATTGATTTTGAATTAACTAAGTCTGTTGAACTCGCTAGAGAAGCAACTGTACCAAATATTCAAAACTTTGCTCTGGCGGAACCAATTTACTCTGAGTTCAATAATACTGAAGTTTTATTCCGTCAAAGAAGATTGACCTCTTCTGAGAATATCCTCACTTCCGTTGTTCAACGTCTTGATGATATGTCCAATTTATTTGATGGCGAAAGAACGCAATTCCCACTAACAGTTAATGGTGAAAATGTAATTGCTAACGCTAATCAACTTCTTGTTGTTCTAAATGGTGTTGCACAAACTCCAGATGCTTCCTTCGAAGTTCAAGGAGATTCAATTATTTTCTCAGAACCACCTTCACCTCCAGCAAGTGTTAAGTATGTGAGCGTAGGAATTCAGCAAATTGCAACTGTTGATTTGGAATTCTCTTTCACGAGCGGTATTTTCCCTAATGTCGGTAATACTTTAATTGGAATTACTTCTGGAGCAAGACTTACTGTCACTAATGTTATTGGTGATACTATTCGTGGATTTGTCACTGAAGGAACTTTTGTTAGTGGTGAGCAATGTCAAGTTGGTGCTACTGGATTCTCTGGAACTCTTCAAACTATTGATAGTGGTATCTACAGCAATGGATTATTTGTTTTTAACGAACAAATTACAAATCTGGATGGAGATCTTGCAGTCGTAGAAACAATTAACCTTGAAACGGGTCAAGAAACTCCTATTGCAAAACTTCGCTATGGTATTGGAGCTTCAACTACAAATGTTGAGGTAGTTTCTACAGCAGCAGGTGTTGATACACCAGTTCCTATTGGAACGTTTGTGGAGAATGATGATTATCAAATTGCCTCTGAAATTGTTACAGTTACCTCCGTAACCAATGGATCAGATTCGACAACTATTGTCGTAACTAGAGGACAACTTGGGACAGCAGCTACTTCTCATCAGGAAGACACTCCAATGTATTCTACTGATATTGAAGTTACCAATGATTTAACTTTAAGTAAGACTGCAGGAACATATCAGTCCACACCTGGTCTCTTTAATATTCAACTGAATGATGTTATTATTGGTGCTCAATCTGGTGTTGTTGCTCGTATCACTTCTACTAGCGCATATCAGGATCCTATAACTCAAGAGTTTATTGAACAGGTTAATATTTCATCTGGATCTTCTTTCTTTGGTCTTCTGTTCAACAGATTAACATCAATTAGTTATCCTAATAAGATTATTGATGATATTTCCAATTCACAAGTAAGTATCGTTGATTTTACTGATAATGTAACTGCATTTAATGCAGATTTCCCTAATAATGAATCTATTAGTAATAATATTGTAATTTACGATAATGAAACTGGTGAATTTACTGATGATGAGTTTATCAGAAACTACCGTGTTCTTTATGGCGGTAATACTGGCGACTTTAGTGCCAATGAAAATATGGCAGTAAGAAAACTAACCTTTACTGATCTTGTTGGTGGTGGATTCTTCTCTAGTGGTCAAATTATCAGAACAGCAGATACTAAGGCAGAAATTATTGGATATAGTCAAGCAAGAAATACACTTTATCTTGGTAAAATTGGTAGATCTCAATCTACAGGTCAAGACTATCATACTGCATCATTTGTTGCAGGTGCTCAACTTAATACAGCAAACTCTAAGTTTGGTAGCGCATGTCTAGCACTCTCTAAGGGTACGTCAGCGCATAGTTTTGTAAGTGGTGTTGATGATGCGATTATTGCTGGCGGTGGCGCTACAGGGTCGTTTACTGCTGCTACAGGAACAACATATAACCCATTCACGGGTGATATGGTTATTACTATCGGTACTCATACTCTTACAACATCAAATACAGTAACAATTGTTGATGATGGTATTGTATTTACTTGTGGTTCGGATAATAATACTAATAATTATGCGTATCCTCGTGCTACCGATCCTGCATCTGGTTCTGCTCTCGCGATTACAGCAGAAACTGATACTACAATCACGGTAAACGTTGGTCCAGTACCTATTGATGAGTATCTAACTATTCCAACTTCTACAGAGTTTGGATTTGCTTCTGGAGACTTTACTGTTGAAACCTGGATCAAACTGAACAGTGTTGCTGCTGGTGGTAAGACTATTTTTGATATGAGATCTGGTGCAACGGAACTTGCTCCTTATCTGTATGTCGATGGTGCAAATATTAAGTATTACAATAATGGTTCTGTAACTATTACTGGCGCAACAACTCTTGTAGTTGATACCTGGTATCATGTTGCTATTTCTAGAAGTGGTACTGACACTAAGTTGTTCTTAAATGGCACTCAAGAGGGTGGTACATACTCAGACGCTAGCAACTACGGTTCAACAAAACCAATTAGAATTGGTGCTGACTATGCAGGTTCTGCTGTTACTCCTGGATATTTTGACGACTTTAGAGTCTCTAACAGTGCTCGTTACACGGCAACGTTTACTGCTCCCACAGGTATGTTCCACGGTGATGCAAACACCAAACTCCTCCTTCACTTTGATGGAACAAACGGTCAAACATATACTCAAGATTGGTCTGGTACTGAGTCCTTTACTGATGGTGAAGAATTCAACAATGATGCAATTACTGGATCTACTAGACAATATGGTGGTTTACACCAGTTTGTAAGTGCTACAACAAACGCTATCACTATCGATAGTGCCAATAAGACTCCAACCGATGCAACTTATGATTCATCTACAGGTCTTCTTGTACTTACAATCGGGTCTCATAGTTATACAACTTCATCCACTCTTACTATTGCTGCAAACTCCCTGACATTTACTTGTGATAAGGATAACTATGTTACAAATCATACATATCCACGTTCTACTGATCCGTCATTCGGTGTTACACTTGATGTAACGGCAGTAAGTGGAACTACAGTTACTGTAAATGTTGGGACATCTCCTAGAGGATTTGCAAACAAAACCCACAGATACTATGATGCTGCTACTGCAGTTCTTAAGAATATCGATCTTCTCTCTGAAGAGGGTGATGCTGTTGCTACTGCAGCATCACCATATCAACTTGATTATAGTACTGCTGCTGCAGTATACGGTTCTAGCGATTCAGTTGCATATGATTACTTTGGATCTTCAGTTGCTGTTTCAGATGATGGAACAACGAATAAAATGGTTGTTGGTGCGTATCAAGATGATGATGATGCAGAGAATTCTGGATCTGCATATATCTTTGATCTAAATGGTGGAAGTCAGGTTAAGATAACTGCAGGTTCTTCAAATGCTGGACAAAATGATACTTTTGGTTATTCAGTTGCTGTAAACAATAATAAGGTTGCAG